TGCGTCTGTCTTCTGCTTCCTTTCGTCCCTGCCGCTATAGTAGTATTCACGGCAGCACCGCCATATTCCCTCTTTATCCTGATACCATAAGAGAAAAACGGTTGCGTTCTGTGTTCCGTAGTCGCATGATACGTAAAATTTGGTTTTCTTTTGATCAGGGAAAGGAATAGATGAATCTGGGTATACATGGATATCAGGACTGAACATGTCATATATCAGACCTTCTGCTGCGGCCCACTGTCCGAGAATGTACCGTTTATAGAAAGTACCGCTGAACATACTCTTCAGACGGTTTTTGATTTCATCGGATAGGGAAAGGTTGTCGTCAATGGTAAATCGGACGTGAAGAAACTGCTTCTCCACTGCTTTGTCTATCCAGTCCTTCTTTATGAAATGTAAAGGCCCCGCCGGGTTGCAATTCATCCAGATCTTAGAACCTGCCACAGAGCATCTACCAACGGCCTGGTTTACGAATGATTCTGGCATCAGAGCCACCTCATCCATGAAGAGCCCTGCCAGCGTTATGCCCTGGATAAGGTCCTGCGAGCGCTCATCCCGCCCGCCGAAAAGCCAGAAGGAGTTGTTTTTATCCCCATCCGATACAATCCAAAGATTATCCGTTCTGTGTTCCTCAACGTCATAGCCCCGGCTCATCAGCATACGTTTCAGAGGAATTAAGACGTTTCGCCGTAAAGAGCCGACAGTCTTTCCGCAAAGTGCAAAGTTCTCATTGTCAAAATTTGTCATTGCCCATATGATGAAAGACAAGCTCATAGATATCGTCTTTCCTGATCGAATAGCTCCGTCTGCTATGATGCCCGTTTTGTCTTTCACCGGGGAGTTATCGCACCACCAGTTCAGAACCTGCCTTTGACGGCGTGAAAATGGTTTAAATTTGAAGGGCTGGATGCGCGGTTTAACTGTCATCGTCACCACTCCAATCATCCGCAGCGGTGCTGTTCAGAGCCTCGATGAAATTATCATTGATCTTTTTCGCATCCTTCTCCGGGTCTAACAGTTCCAGTCGTCTGTCACGCCAGAAGAACGGTTTTCGATTCTTTAACCAGAAGATTTGTGCCGTGGTATCCGGTGCCAGCGTCTTCTTTGTTATGCGTTGCTCAACGCTGCCATCTGATTTTGTGATAGTCGTAATTTCTTCATAATCATAGCCGAGAGCACGTTTCAGAAGAGCGTTCTCGACTTCGAAGTCAATCGGACGGCGGCCTTTTTTTAGGGCTTCCACCATGACTGGCTCCGACTTTTTCCAACGCACAAACGTGTTTTCTGCAATACCGATTTCTTTCGCGATCTCTTTGTCCGTGAAGCCGTCACGTGCCCAGCTTTCCAGTCTGATTAAGTTGTCCGGGTCAGCCACAAACTCGGCCGACGTCATTTTTCTTCCTGCCATGCTGCGCCTCCCCCTCTGTTTTTATCTGATAAGTCCCCACTCGGCAAACCGCTCAAATCCGCCGACGGCATCGATATAGTTCCGAGCAATTTCCACGATTTCAGAGTATGGTTTACCGTCTATTGTCTCGTCACCGATTGCACATGACAGCTCAACGGTTTCTCTCGTGTGTTGCGCCATGAGAAAAGTATAGATATTTACTGATACGTCTGCCTTTGACAAGTCCTTCCCGTGCAGACCGCCACCGGTCACGCCGTCGCCCATGTCGCTGCCGAGCTTCCGATTGGTCGCTCCACAATCCACATCACTGCCGCCCGTCCAATCGCCCAGCGGGTTTACTTCCGCCTTGGGGAACATATCCTTCAGGAATGCTGCCTTTGCGTTACTCTGACAGATTACAAGGCGTTTGCCGTCCATGAAACATTTCCCGTCAAACGGGTACTGATGGTATATTTTCTGCGCAATCGCTTTCAGTTTGATCTGCTCGTTCGTCACATAGCAGCCTTTAAAGATGCCATTGTCACCGCATCGGAGCATCCCCTCCTGGTTTTCCGCCAGTGCTTTGTCCTGCGGTACTTCCTTATAGTCCACTCTTAAATGCCCGGCGATTCGCTCAACAATCGCCTCAACTGTTGCCAGATCGAAATGCTCTGACGTTTCAGCGATAATATGACACTCTCCGTGTCCGAGTAAGACTTCAACGGCGATTCGCGGGTTTTTATCTCTTCTATACGCCTCATCTACTAATGCCCCGGCGATTCTATCCGCGAGCTTATCAGGATGAGCGGGATTTACTTTCTCAAACATAATAAACACTCCTTCTTTCTTGTTAATAATTTAACTTATGTACTTTAAAGAAAAGCCCCCTTTTCAGCCGTCATCCGCCGGGAGGAAACTGCCTTAAAAAATCCGCAGCGGACAACGCTGTATAAAACAGGAGGCAAATGTGCGCCGGGGAATTGCACCGCCGGGCAGGCTTTAACCTTCACACATCAACTGATGGACAACGATGATACCTTCCATCTCTGGAAGAAACGACTGACGGCGGGGTTGCACCGCCGAACCAGGCTCTATCCTTCAGCCGCCGCAAAATTTGTTCTGTTCAGGAAGAACAAAATGAACGCCGGGGACTTGCACCCCGGGGCAGGCTTTGTCCTGCGATCATCGTAACTAAAATATTCGTAAACAATGTACACCAACCGTGCGCCCTCTGCGTCCAGAGGAGTGCGTGCCGGTGAATTGCACACCGGACGGGCTTTTGTTATACCCTCACGCGCCAAAATTTGATAAAAAGGAGTGTTATATGCCGCCGCCCTACATGCGGCCTGTCCTGTTGCTCTCTATTTAAAGTATGCGCAAACTCGTGAAAAATAAGAAATTCCGGACGTTTTTCTTTACAGATTCAACGCCTCAATCCCGTCCTTCTGTAAGGCATAAATCCACCGTTCGCTCATGACAAGCACGTCAGAAATGTCTTCCGCGCTTAATCCATACAGATACTTCAGCTCCAACACCTGCCCCATGAGCGGCTCCCGCTCTTCCAGCTCGTAAATTGCCGGTTCAACTAATGCCCGGACCTCTTTTAAACTTTTCTCGCACTTTTCCAATAGTGCCAAAAAATGCTCTGCCTTGCTATCACGATCGCAGATAATCGCGCACTCGTGTTTTTTCTCCAACCTCTTCTTCCATTCCAACAGCGTCTTTGCCAGCTGTAATTTTCCCGCTTTCTCATCAAATGTCATCATTTTTTATCCTCTCCTTCTTTCAGTTCTCTTACAAACTCTTCCAGCGTCTTGCCCCGCAGATCATTAAAAATCTGATTTTTTCTCGATTTATACTCTCCCGGGGAATCCGGAGACAATCCCAGTTCATGATATGGAAAATCGTGCTGCTCGGGCACATAGATTGTTGCTCCGGGTTTAACCGTTTTTGTCCATATTCCGATGAACTCTTGCAGCGTCATCATATACTGTCTCATATCGACAAATTCGATGAGCTCCCGTTTTGTTTTCGCGATCACTCCGTATACAACTAAATCCTTGCCGTGAATCGCCTGTTTGGGGTCTTTGATACAGTGCCCCAGTAACAGATACGCTGCCGGCATCCCGCCCCGTGTCATCGCTGTTACCATCCGATATCCATAGATAAGTTCGCCCCTGGAGGGCTCAATTTGAGCCCCCAGTGCATAGTTCCCGTCCTTGCCCAACACGCCCGTGAACTTTAACTCCAAGAACAGCATGCCGTATATGTCCAGGTCAATCAATCCGTCCAAGTCTCCGGGCCAACATCCGTCCTTATGAGGAATTTGGATATCTTGCAGATTCACGCGTTGCTGTAATCTCTCTTCTGATATAATCCGATCTGTATTGTTTCCCATATCGCTTCGCTCCTTCTCTTCAATTTTTAGATTCTTGCTTCGATAAACGCAGCCTTCGTCATAAACTGCCCGCCTGTAATCGCGGCGGCCTCGTTGTGCTCTCGCACTCTCTGATCAAGTGACTTTGTCTGTGGATATTCTCTTCTCATCCTCGCTTCATAGTCCGCCTTCATCTCTTCCATCCCGTACGCCTCTTCCATGAGGGCTTCCAGGTCCATGATTTCTCTCATTTCCTTTTCAGTTATCATCGTTGCCATAGCTCTGTCTTCCTTTCTATTGTTTTCCTTTGATTGTTACGTATACGCCCGCCGGCTGTTCTGTTGTCTCGTATCGTTTTTCTGCTGTGATCGTCGCCACTTGTTTGTCGTCTGTGTATGCCATGCAGTCGCCCTGAAGGGCATCCATGGCGGCTTTTACTACGTTGTCAATGTCAGGCTTTTTCATAGGGAGAATTTCGCCAGCCATCATTTTCTGTCTTTGTGCTCTCGTGGCACTCTTTGGGATTTCGTATACTGCTTCGATTTTGATTTCTACGGGTTTATCTTGATATCCCGCCTGGTCGCCGTACTTCGTCTTATATATAGAAGCGATCTGCGTTTCATATGCTCGGGTTTTTGCGTCCGTATAAAGCCTGACGACGCTCCCGGCTTTTGTTGCTCGCGGTCGCCCCTTACCTCGCGGTTGCCCTGGTATATACAAACTAAGCATCCCGCTCACTCCCTTCTTCGTGTTTTTTTCTCTCTTCATCCTTCATATAAAGAATGCAAGAACAGATGAAAAACAACTTTTTACCGGACTGGAAAAGAGCTGTTTTTGGCGGTTTTTTTGTGAACATTTTGTGAATTATTGCATAAAAAAAAAGAGAGGTCGTTTACCTCTCTTTGGTGTTCGTTTTATTACATCCACGGAATTCCTTCCGTGTCAATCTCTGCGTTTCTCTTGTCCCGCTCTTCTATCTCTCTGCGTAACTGTTCGCGGTGTTCTCTGCGTTTCGTCTGGTCTTCTGCTGTAAAGCGTGGCATGGCGATAATCGGCTCCATGCCGAAACGTTTCCTATAAAGGGCCGCCCATCTGGACGACACCTTCGCGCCTTTGATCTCCGGAGCGGATAAATCTTTTAAAGTGCCCGCCTGGTATTGTTTCCACACGTTGCGGGCTGTGTTTGGAGAACATCCTGCGGTTTCTGCTGCTTGGATAAAATCGGAGCGGCGGGGTTCGTGGTCTAAGCCTTCCAGGAAGTCGCAGACGGCCTGATTCCGCTGTTGTTTGGCATCCCTTGCGGGTTGTCTTCTCCGTGCGTCAGAAGCCTTCAGAGAAGCTGTTGCGCGGTTTGCTTGTTTGATTAAGTCCTCACTGCCTCCAAAATATCCGGCGGCCGCGTTTTTCTCCTCATCAGACCAATGCAAGACATCAGCGATGACGCTGTTCTTAAACTCCGACTGGACGGCGGATGACTGTTTGTATCGTAACTCTCTGATCAGCGCGTCGATCAGCGGGTCGAGCCAGAAGGCTTGTCCTGGAAACATCCTCATCATCTCCCTCTTGGTGGTCTCTGCTGTATGTCCGGCCAGAAAATGGAAATGAACCAAATATTTTCTTAATGCGGATGCTTCGTCTTTTGTCAGTCTCCGATCAAGGCATGCGTACCAGTTCGTTATATCAGTCAGCACGGTCTCATATCTAGCAGATGCTATATAGTCGAGGTGCAGTGGCAAGTCCACAACGGGGCGGATATCCGCATCACCTTCAACCGCTGCATTTTTGGCATTGATGCCATCAGGGCATAGGGCATCGTTGTTTTCAGTTGTCATATCTATTATCCCTCCTGAACATGACCGTGATTTTGCGGTGTCACAGTCATTTGAGATTTTTTGTACATTCTATCTACTATCTATATACCGGATAATTTTCGTTTGTCCATATAAAAAGGGTAAAGAATCGGTGAAAAATTTATGAAGTCGAAAATGGCGGGGCGGCGTTGGTGTTTCTGTCGTTAGTCTGGATACTAAAGTGTAAGCCTTCTTCTATCGTTAGATGGTAAGAGCTTTAAGGATAGAAGGAGTCTTTCACTTCGAAGAAAAGGCAAAACTTTCTCCTTTAAGGCTCTGTTGCCAAGTAAGTGAAACCATAAGCAAGAGTAAACACATCAGAAGCAAGTCTTCATCCTTAAAGGTTCTACTACCTAGACTAGATCAAGAATTTAAACTTTTTTTATAGTACTATATATACTGAATTGAGATTTTTTGTACACTTTCTAACTTTTGTTACTTTTTTACTGTTAGTTGTCACTTTTCTATGAAGTCTAAGACTTTTAGTACTATACTATATACTCATTTGGCGTTTTTTGTACACCTTTACATAGATGTTACATTTCCATTACATTCACGTAACATTTACCACTTCTTCCATTCTCCAACACCCGCCCCCGCTGTCTCTGCTGCGTCCTCGCTCCGTCTACCCATCCGTTTTCCCCTTAATCTATCCAATGCCCCACCCATCCATATTAAACAAAACCGCCCCGCTGCTCATCCCTATTTCTCTTCGTTCCTGACGGTCTCTGCGTTCCTGCCGGTCTCTGCGTTCCCGTCTCCCCATCCATATTCCCCCGAATTCTCCCCAGAAAATCCCCCGAAAACCGTATACCCCCGGAGGGTATCCTTTTTTGTATCAGGAATTGTATCATTTTGAACGAAAAATGAACCGGCATCGAAGATATGGAAAAAGAGAATATGATACAAATGGATGACAAAAGATGAGTATATGAAGAATAGAAGACATGAAAAAAGCCCTTTGCCTGACTGTTTATGTCAAACAAAGGACTTTTTCTAGCGTGCGTGAGAAGATTCGAACTCCCGACACCTTGGTCCGTAGCCAAGTGCAACCCCAGAGGAATCGGACGTTCTCCGATGTTTTGTATCATCAATTGTATCATTTGCCCCGGAAATCGCATCTGATCGTAAAATCGTGACATGTTTTATAGATAGAATATGAGGGGAATGGAAACGCTCCCCATTCATCCATACCAATCAACATTTATCATTACAAAACGCCCCCGAGCACTTGTCTCTTCCCGTGCGTTTCTTCTTATTATATAAGGAAGAATCAGTCCTCGTCTTTTTCCAGGTCCTGCAATGCCTGCAAGTATACAATAAACCTGGCCCGCTGTTCATATGTCAGTCCTTCTGCTGCTTTCCGTAACTCCTTCAATGACGGCTCAATCGTTATCTCTCCGTTTTCCTCTGTATCTGCCAGGTCTTCCACGGATACACCCAGAGTTTCCGCGATCTGTTGCAGCTTGTCCGGCTTTGGTCTGTATTTATCCAGCTCATAGTCTGATATAGACATAATTTGAAGACCGACCGCCTTTGCCAGTTGTTTCTGCGTCAATTTGGCCGCCCGTCTGTACCGTCTGATTTTCTCCCCTGTTGTTGACATGTCGCTCTCCCGTCCGTTTTTCTCATTGTACATTGTAGCACATATATATAAGGAAGACAACCGTTTTAATCGGATTTGCCCTTTCGTTTTTCTTCAGAGTTATACCGACTTTTCCTTTATATATAGTGGTTTTCAGCGCGTCAGTAGCTATTGTATATAGTGCATATTAAGAAATAATTCATAATTTGTTCCGTATTTTCACCTTGACTTTCCGTATTTATGTGCTATATATACAGTAGATAAAGGATATGAAATAAATAACTTTTGTCCAGTAAACGACATACGAATTAAGGACGTGGTACCATAAATATCACGAGAAAGGAGTTTGTATATGAGAGTTAAAGTAAATGCCGGAGCACTTAGACTGGCAATGATTAAAGCGGGTATGACCGTTAAGACACTATCGGATGTGTCAGGCGTATCAGTTCAGACGATCAGGAAAGCCCTTCGTTATGAGGAAGCACGGGTCGATCTGGACACGGCGATTAAACTTGCTGAAGCTTTAGGCGTAGAAACGATTTCTATTGTTAAATCGTGATGAGAAAGAAATAAGAAAGGAGTACAGACATGATAAAAGCAAAAGATTATATGCCAGAGAACCCGGAAGATTTAATCGCTCGTTGTACATGTAGAGAGTGCGGAGAAGAGTTTACAAAGATCAAGCACGACTGGAGATATAGACAAGAGCCTTGGGCTTGGCGTGGGTATGGGCGGGGTTATGGACGCACTTACGACGACATTGATCTTTGTCCGGATTGTTACAATGAGGAAGGTAAACGGGAAGCGTATGAAGCTCTTGAGACCTTGGGCGTACCTCAGTTGAAGGGCAGTGAAAAACAGATCGCATGGGCTAAACGTCTGCGTGTAAGCAGGATTTTTAACATGCTTGAGTACTATATTGATAGGCACACGGACTGGGATACTACTATCACGGACTGGGATACTCCTATCGTAAACCCTAGTAAGATGTGTATGGCGGAAAGAGTTGAATTTTTCCTGTCTCATAAGGACGACGAGATAGAGGCAGACCTGGTACAGGCGATTTGTTACTGCATCAATCAGAGCGAATCTCGCTTTTGGATAGAGGTAGACATTGCTCCCCAAAACCTGGTCGATCTTTATCGTTATTACGGAGGCCGTTTATGGCGAAAGTAAAACCCGAGAAAGAAGACGAAGACGAAGAATAATATTAAAACTTCCCGCCGCCGGTCGGGGAAAACCGGCAGAAAGGAGAACAGACATGATGACACGATATGATGCATGGGATGTGCTCAACGACTGTATCCAAAAGGCACAGAAGGTATGGCTCGACTGGGTCGAAACGGAGTACGACGGCACGCTTGATGGGCACGGGTACGAGATCGATGGTGAAGAAATCGTATATGAGATAAGGCAGGAACTTCGTCGTTGTGGTGATGTAGACGGCATCTCAACGGAGACCATTTACGGCGAATACAGGCCCGAGGAAGAAGACGAAGATAGGCCGTATGTAGGCGGTACAGAGGGGCCGTATCCTTTGATCGCACTGTTAGAAGACGCACAAGAGCGTGGGGATGATGTTGAGTTCGAAAGACTCCTCTCGGCTGAAGTTGAGGAACTGGTCGACATCATGCAGGAGTTTTCATATCCAGACATAGCGATCAGACATATCATTCAGGAAAGAAAGGCTAAGGGGTGGTACGACAAAGAATACGAAGACGACGACGAAGACGACGAAGACGACGAATAATATTAAAACTTCCCGCCGCCGGTCGGGTAATACCGGCAGAAAGGAAAACACTATGAATAAAGAAAATAATGTAATAACTGGAAATGTGAAAATTGGAAAAGTGACACTCGTATATGACTATCCGAAAGAAAATCTTATACCGGCAGAAAAGAGAACTGCTGCGAACGGAAAGAAAAACAGAAAAATCATCGCTGACAGAAGCGAACGGGCGAAACGAGCTTTTGCTTATGGGTTTACGAACGAACGCACCTGTTCAGGCTGTCCTATCGCTGTGAGAAAGGACGGGGAATGGCACCGCTGTAACTTCTTCGAGGGCTCCTTCCAGGATATCAGAGACGCTGACGCTGCGGAGGAACTCGTGGACTGTGTCATCTTAAAGGACCTGGCCGCTGAAATCGTTGATGAGTTCGAAAACTTTGACGAATAAAGAAAGGAGGCCACAGTATGATGACACAAACAACATTTATTGCCCCGTTCACGGTTGAATCCTGGCACGGATACCTTGGACGGCACGTACTTGGACAGAACGGCTGGATACAGCATGGGAGCTATCAAACAGAGGACAAAGCCTTCAGGGCTGCTCTGACGGTTCGAAACCGCTACAGATTTCCTGTGGTTGTCTATGATCAGAACCGGGTGATTGTCTGGGTCTTCCGTCCGATCAAAAGGGGGCGGGCATCGTGAAGTGCAAAAACTGCGGGGAAGAATTCTCCCCTTTAGCTATAAATCAGAAATACTGTTCTGCTTCATGCGGTACACAATACAGGAAAACTCACTCTGTCGATAAGGACTACCCTTCCATTGCCTTCTCATGTGCTCAATGTGGCAGGGAAGTCACAACGGAAGGGGGAACAAGGGACAAGAGAACGCGTTTCTGCTGTCGGTCATGTGAGAAGAAGTATTGGAGACATCCGCCCCATGAAAATCCAAGCACCAGAATCAATTTCAGAAGCATCGAAGAATACGCTTCTTATGAAAGACGGACAAACGAATAAACAGCAACAAAGGGGGTACGACCAATGAGGACATACGAATTCCATCACATCGCCGAAGTACACATTGTTGACGGCGATCAAATAGAAATCATCACGGTACGAGACGACAGACTTGACGAATTACGGCCATTCTCGCAACCGATTAGCGACCAACAATGGCTTGTGGGTGAAATCAGCCCTATAAGCAAGACACTTAGAGATATCGAATATCACAAACTGCAGCGAATGATTGAAGGTTATGTCGCTATCTTAAAAAGCGGGCAGCACCATTCGCAATTGACAGCGAAAGTATGAAAGGGGGCGGGCATCATGATGACTGTATGTATCATATACACCGTCGCATCAATCATCTTGTCGTATATGGTTGGAAAATGGTTGGGATGAATTTATAGATTATTTATTGATATATAAGGATGATTTAATTGACAAACCGTGTATGTAGTGGTATATAGTACTTAGAAAGAAAAAAGCTTATTGCGTTCTTGCTTATTGCGCTCGCCGGGGTGTTTCATTTGTTTATTGCGCTCACGAAGCACTCCGGCAAAAAGAAAAAAAAGAGAAAACTTGTTTATTGCGCTCATAGTACACTTTTCATATTTATCTCCTAATTGTGTTATTTGGGAAAAAGCGAGGGACCGTGACTCCCCCGCTTTTTTCTATGTCTTCATTTCTTATCTTGGACCTATAAATCGGTCTCCGTTCAGGTGTATCATGTGAGACGGCTCTTCTGCTATCCAGACTTCACTGTCCCATGCCAGGTTCTGACTAAAGGACTTATACGTTCTGAAATCTGGGAAAGCCGTGACATAGATATTCCCTGCATCCACGCCCTTTGTAAGTTTAATTATATCCTGCTTCCGTTGTTCGTCTACGGGTCCGACGGTCGTTACACACTCAATGAAGAATAGCCACCGCTTGTCCGGTATGTATAGAACAACATCCGGCAGCACGTCCAATGTGATATCAAAACCTAGTTCTGCTAAACGTTCTTCGTTCTTATACATTCCCCTGTCGGTAGAATCTCCCACATATAAACATTCAAAGCCCGGAGCGAATCGCGGGGCGAACACTTCCAGGATTTGCTTCTGTAACTGATTGTGCTTCCCGGGACTAAATCTTAGATCTTGCCCGTTCACTCTGACGGGCATTTTCTGAAGCTCCTTCTTTGATTGGTAACTATTGACAACGGCCTTGTGATACTTCAGATAGTACTTCCGTGCCGTTTCCCATTCATCCGTATTATACGTCTGAATCAATCCATGTACCTCTTCAACTATCCGATACTTATATTTTCCGCTGTTCGTTGCCAGTCCGTTATCTTCAACAATGGCGAATTCATCTCTAAACGGCCTCAATGCCTTTTTTCTGATTGTCTCCCGGCTGTTCTCTGCGTATGTCTTTAATCCGGATACATTTAGATATTCAATGATGTCATGCGGTCCCATCCAAGGATTATCCGCTTGTGTCCATGTTTTCCCGCCTGCCATTTGTGTAAGGGCGATGAAGACATAAGCACACATATCGGTTCTGCACTTTTGAGGAATACCGATACCTTCAAGGACTTTTTTTGCTTCTTCTAAATCGCTCATGCTCTCCCCCTGATCTGATCGAGATATGCCTTCACACTAAGACCTAATTGATAAGCGAACAAAGGCGGCACGGCGTTTCCTATCTGTGTAAACTGACTGTCCTTAGTTCCGGAAAATTCGAACCAGTCAGGAAAACTTTGAAGTCTTGCTGCTTCTCTGACGGTTACTCTTCTACGTCTTCCATCTGGAAGCTTTATCCGGTGCATATCGCTTGTCCCGCCCGCCAGGTTTCGACAAGTCAGCGTTCTTGCGGGCTTGTCTAAATGAAGGTCTCGCGGTGTCTTGCACTGTGACTTTGCTTCATATCTGGCAATATACTCATCCTGTGCCTTTGTAAGAAAGATCGCGCCTTCCGGAATTTGATATGCCAATTCTCCCAGTGCTTCCCCTGCTGTTACCTTCCGCTGTGATTCCTGCGGAAATGTAAAGCTTCCGTTATGACCTACAACAACCAGCCTCTCCCTCGTCTGTGGTACTCCGTACTTCACCATGCGGACAACATGAGGTTCTACAACATATCCCAGGTCTTGCAGATCATGAAGGACACTCTCATAGTACTCGTGCATAGATTCCGGTAATCCCTTCACGTTCTCAAAAATCCATATGTCAGGGTGCATCCGCTTCACGGCAGCAATAAAGGCGGGGAATCCGTTTCTTTTATCATCCTGTCCTAACTGGTTCCCTGATCTACTGAAGGGCTGGCAAGGCGGACCTCCAATGATTAGATCGGCATGAGGGAACTCTGTTTCTGTTGTGATGAATTCCTGCCGGCACTCTGACTTCAGATTATGCTGGTATGTATCACAACAATCCTTCACCATTTCATAACCTATCGTTTTTATCCCTGCTGCTTCAAATCCAAGCGATAAGCCACCACATCCGGCGAACATATCAATCGCCGTATACTCGTGCTTTTCCGGTATAATTAGAACGTTATTGATATACTCTATCCAGCTTCCATTACTTTCAAACACTGGCACTGTCTCCTTCTCTTTGTTTCAGCGTGTATTATATCACGGCACCATGATTAATCGCAATGAAAAAACGGGGGAATTAATCCCCCGTCGCTCTTGAGTAAACCGCATAAGAATGTCCATCGTCATCGATGTAGACATCAAGGCTGCCACCCTTGCAAAGTATATCACTCCCTTCTTCCTCCTCCGGCTCTCCGTCTAATCTGCGTCCGGCCTTGATAATCTCGGACATGTCCGTGTGCGTGTAAATGTTCGCTGTCATCTGGATGTCCTCGTGTCCCATAAGACGCTGCGCCACTCTGATGTCCACGCCAGACCTCTGCAACAGCGTGCAATAATTATGACGAAGACAGTACGGCGTGAAATCCGGAGCAAGCGGTTCGTCTCCCAGCATTTCCTGCATCCGCTGCTTCAACGTCTCCGTCAACCGTCTGTATGACGACTTTGTGTGCATCCCCCCTTTGCTGTTAGTCGCTACAAACGCATCTTTGGGCGTATCTTTGATCTCGTCCCACAGTACCTCTGGGATGGGAACATATCGGTCTGCGGCCGCTGTTTTGGTGCCTCGGATATGCAGCACCGGATGCCCTTTTTCGAGCATGAGATCGCTGCCTTTGACGTTCCAGGCCTCTGCCGAACGACAGCCACAAAAGAACATCAGTTCGAACAGAACAAAGCGAGGGTCATCGTTACACGCTGCCAGGAAAGCACTTGACTCGTCAATCGTCAGGGCTCTTCTCGTCCCCTTCTTTACTTTGGGCAGGACTAATCCTGCTGTCGGGTCTTTGTTTATCAGTTCCAGTTCCACCGCCTTTCTAAAGACAAAACGCAACTCTTGTTTGAGTTTGTTACAATGGCTCCAGGATTTCCCCTGTCGTTGTTGGTTGTTGAGAATGGCTTGCAGTTGCATACCGTCCACGTCCTGAAGGGGTAGTTCTCCGATCGCGGGGTACACATGCTGTTTCATGCGTCCACGAATGGCTTCTGTCCATTCGTATCCTGCCGTGGTCTTGTAAGCAGCGATACACTTCTCCGCCCATTTCCGGAATGGCATCTCCGGTCTATACCGCTCTTCCTCGGTCTTCTTTCTCTTCTCTTCCTCTTCCCGCCTCTTTTTCTCAATTTTAATCTGAAGCTCTGATCGAGTGTTGGCACGGATAAGAAACCTGTGCCCATCCAGACTAATCCATTTTCTGTACTTATAGCTGTAATCCTTCGTCGTCGTCTTGCTCATCGTCGTCTCCTTCGAGTCCGGTCGTGTCTAGTCTGACGTAATAAAACCGTAGCGCATCAATGACTGCCGCGCCTAAATCCGTATAAATCCCTCTTGGGGCTTCTATGCAGAAATACGGCGGGGTAATTTTTAAAGTGACTTTTTGGCAAGCAAGCTCTATCTGTTCTTCTGTGAATGAGAAGTTGAATTTTTCCATAGTATTCTGTTTTTCCACTATACTGACCATTTCGCCAGAATACTGACTACTGCGTCGCCAGAATACTGACTAAGTATCAGTATTCTGACTAAGTCTCACTATACTGACTAAAAACGGTCACATTACTGACTAAGTGCCAGTATACTGACTACTACGCCGCGACATAGTCGCGTCTCCGTCGCTACTCCGTGTCTGATTGTTTCTGATTAAATCTGATGAGGTGGTTTCAGGGGGACTTATGCGCCCGTCGTTGTTACATCTCGGACGCTGCCCCCGTCACCGCGAAGCTATGAAAGAAACAATAGAAAGGAATATCATAGCAGTTGCACGAACTGCCGAGTTGCTGACGGATGGTGTAAAAGTGGCCTGCGGATATTTGGAGTACCTCAAAATATTGTCTCACGATATTTTTCGGGGGTAAAACATACCTAAAACACCCCTAAAACGGATTGATTTGACTCACTTTGAATCCATATGTATCTAAAGGGGATATTTTTAAAAATATCCGAATCGGTCGTTTCCGTCGTTTCTTGCCTCCTTCTGGCCTTATCTTACCACGCCATTTTCCTGCGTGTTTTCTCTGGACAAAACTTTCCCCTGTTTGCATTTGCGGCTATTGTGTGAACAAATCGTGTTTTCCCCAGAAATTTCGTCCAGAATTTTTTTGTTTTGCACTCCTTTGTTCATACTTTACATGAAGGGATATGTAAGAACAGAAAGGAGTGTTTATTATGTTCACACAATCACAGCAATCATTTGAATTTAACAGACCGCTTCAAGTATCAATCAACATCATTCGTTTTTACTCCGAACCGTCTCCGGACGTTTCCAAGCCTGTTGTTGTCCGTGCGGCTTTTGATCGTGCTATTGATGACGGCCCGAAAATGTTCTCGCGGGAACCGGATATGCGGGCGGTGTTTGCGGGTGCTATCCCCCAGGACGTTCCCACAGGTACAGCGCTGACGGTTACTGTTTCCGGTTATGATGCAGATGCCAGGCAGTATATCGTGACGAACTCGGAGCTCGAACAGAAAACGCTCTACTGGCTGTGGAACCAGTTTGAAGCTCTTCCCGGTGTTGGGAAGAAAGCTCTTCTGAAAATCATTGACGTTTGCGGGGATAATCCACTGGAATTCCTGAAACGGGCAGACGCGGCGGAAATGATCACGGAAGTACTGCCTAAAAGGGCAAAAGCGGACGGGCAGAAGCTCGCTGAATCGTTACGGGTCATCATCGAAACCACTGGGAAGGTCGGCGGTGTGTTGCAGAAATATGGACGTTGGGGTATGACATACGCCGGAGCATTGAAGTACTTGCAGGATATCGAAGACCTGAACTCCGAAGACGGTCCCGCCTGGAAAGACCACTACGATATGTATATGAAAGAAGTGGAGCTTGGATGGTTAGACGAAGAAAAGATGAAGGAATGTCCGGTTCTGCTTGCGAGATACGGAGCAAAGCGGGCGGATGTGTTGCGGGCGATGCAGTACTACAGGGCACCGTTTAAGCAGGCGTATGAGCGTCAATCGTATTTGATCTGTTCAGCCGTCACGTATCTGTTGAAAAGTGACTTGACTGATGACGGAAGCACGGCGTTCCTGGGCAAGGACCTGGACGAGGCAAGAAAGAAGCTCTCTGATGAGTTCAAGCGTGTATGTCCTGAATCAGAGGAAATGCAGACATGGGATATGTTGCAGCCGTTTTATATAAACCTCTCGACAGGCCGGATTAAGTGGGGGCTTTTTGACTACCTCTTCCAGTTCCCCATGGCAATGAAAATATCGCGGGAGATTGCTCTGCGGTTGAATTCGATCAATGAACACGTCACGGGTGTGTATGGTTTTGATAAGGTAAACTTGACACGCATCCAGATGGAACTGGCAACCGCATACGATGAGGACCAGTTGGAAGCATTTAACCTGCTGAAAACAACCGGCATAAAGATCATCACGGGCGGCCCCGGTACTGGGAAAACCACCATCCTTAAAGGCTTAATAATGGCGGCGGAAGAGATGGGACTGTCTTATCTGCTGATGTCTCCCACTGGGAAGGCTGCGCAGAGAATGGCAGAAGCCACGGGAAAGACGGCATCTACTATTCACCACGCGTTAGGCATCATCCCCACAGCCGAGGGAGACGGCTTAAAAACAGATACAACAACAATCGATGCCCGCCTTGTTGTCATTGACGAGGCAAGCATGCTGGATGAGGCCTTATTCTTGCACGTTCTGGAAAAACTTCGCCCGGGTACGATTCTTCTCTTAATCGGTGATGAGGACCAATTGGAAAGTATTGGCGGCGGTGCTGTTCTCCGCGATCTGTTACGGATGCCCTGGTTCGCTTCCGTGAGACTGAAAAAAGCGTACAGACAAGCAGGGAAAGAGGTCCTGCTTGACAATATCGCCGCTATCCGTGAAGGGCGTGTCAGAGACATCAGATATAACAAGGAATTCGTCGATCAGTTTGCCATCGTTGCAAAAGGAAACACAGTCGAATGGTTACAAAAAGCAGCTCTGTACTATGGACCACAACCGGACAAAAACGGGCGGCGCACCTGGGATTTGGACCAATGCATGATCTTATCCCCGCTGAAAAAACGGGATTATGACGGCTCCACTTATGATATAAACGTGCGGCTTCATGACATCTGCGTCACTACGACAGACGATAAGAAGCGGCGTGAATGGACGAGGGGTGGATATTCCTATTCAGTCGGAGACCCCATCATCATGACTACAAACACAGAGAATTATAAAAATGGAGATACCGGCGTAGTAACCGGCATCCCCACTCTGAAAGAAATCCAGAACCACACGGCCGCCTTAAAGGTAAAACTCTTTGACGGCAGAGAGTTGGATTTGACAGGGGAACAGTTGGAGGACGTTGAGCCTGCTTATGCTATTACAATTCATAAATCCCAAGGCTCCGGCTCTGATACCGTCATCGTTATGCTCCCCCACGCCACACCTGACCGAATGCTCGTTAGAAACCTGTTGTATGTTGCTGTAACACGAGCACGGAAAAGAGTGGTCGTCATTTGTGA